GTGTTGCCTGAATTATAGATAAGGTCATCTGCTACTGGTCTTGGTTTGACTCCATTATCTAGTTTAAACTTGTCACCCCTACAGTGTAGATTGATAAGTTTCTTAGCATGATGTCTGGAGATTAAATAGCAGGCAGTGGAGAATTCATTCACAAATCTCTTGTGGATCTTTGTAAAGATATCACCAGTGCAGATGATAGCAATTTGTACTACATCCCAATCATAGGGTAACTTTGCTACTATGTCTTTCCATGTAAAGTTCCAATACTTTGCAGTGTCAAAAGAACAATCATCCTCCATCATGACTGCATATGGCGCATCAGTTTCCTCATAAAACTTTTTGATTGCTTTGAGGTGTGAGGTGGTGCAACCTACCTCACCAGATGTCATGAGATCAGGATATCTACCCTTAAGGATATGACCTAGATCATCATCCCTACCATCAAAGGCAGAAACCCTTTGGTAATTAGTTACTTCCCAGTATTTAAACTGGTCCTCCATATACTGCCATCTCTCTGGTTGTCCATCAAGATTGATACAATAGATTGGACCCATACCTTGGAGTTTATATGCTGCTTTGTTTTTATCCATCACAAAATTTCCCAATGATTGCAGTACAAATCTTTAGTATCTAGGTGTGCATTGTTAGGTCCAAACCATTGCTTAGGCGCAATAACTTTCCCCTTATTTGCCAACCATGCACCCCACCAAGAGAATGATGAATTAGCAATAATAAAATCACTACACTGAGACATTAAATACAGGTCATGAAATTGACTATTTCCCTCTGATACTATAAATTTATCTGAAGAAAATATCTTCTGGTCCTTACACCAGTCAGGATCATCACTAAAGATAATGATCTGTCTATTGTGCTCAAATTTTTTAAGTGCTCTTCCATAATAATCAAGAGTTTGATTGTGATGATTGGCAGAGTTAATTAAAAAATCTCCTCTACGAATGTGTAAACATATTGGATCATCAAAGACGTCTTCAATAATATCAGAACACTCATCAATGATATGTTTTTTAAAAGTAAAATGTTCTCTTACTTCTTTCTCACAGTTTTTAAAATACTTTTCACTTTGATAAAATCCATGAAGTGAAAAATCATATCTTTTATCAACATGGAAAATAAAATTATCAAATGCAAATCCTTTCTCTTGATGATAAAGTTCTGTATTTAAAATACCTACATTTTCAGGTTTAACATTGAAACATTCAAATAGTAAAATACGTAACTTGTTACCAATTCCATCATCAAATATTTCATCATGATTGGGAACCATGAATGTTACACCAAGTTGTCTTGCTGTAGTAAGTGTAGCAGCATATTGGAACATTTGATTACCCAATTGTCCCATCCTGCCAAGATGATTAAATGCTACTGTCATTTTGATTTTAAAGATTCAATTTCAGTATAGAGATTTATAATATTCGCTTCTATTTTATTGATTTTTTCGTTCTGACCTTTTATCCAATCATAGTAAATATTGTCTTGGTCATATGGATCTTTGATATCAGTATCAAGACTATATTTACTAGCAGCCCAATCAGGAGGAGTATCAGTTTTCCATGGATACAAAATATATTCTAATTCTGCAACCAACTCCCACAACCAAACGTGAATGTCTCTAATCATTATACTTGATACTCAGAATTATCTTTTGCCAGATGAACAATTTTAGGATCAAAACTACATGCTTCTTTAAAAACTTCTGGATACGCATATTCAGGTCCAAAAACTTGAACATCACCTCTCCTCTCTGAAAAATATTTGTTTATTTGACTTTCATCATGCCACTGTGCAATTATATTATTGTCCAAATCTTTTTGTGTTCTAGATTCTAACTCACTCATCATATCAAGAACATGTGGAACTTGTCCCCCCCAAAGACACCCTTGGAAATATACAGAAGTATCGTCACCATTTAATATTCCAGCAGTGGATTTTTCATTAGTTTCAAAAGCACCTGGATATTGATCATGAGGTTGCATACCTAAGAAGTGGCATGGATGATGTACACCAAACAAAGGTTTATCTGAAAGAAACTCCTCTTCAGTGACAGTATCAACTACCAAAGTATCCGCATCCATAAAGACAACCCTGCTGAATCCAGATAATTCTTTCTTTGCCCTATTAATAATTTGGAATCTTAATAGAGTGATATAAGGCCAGTCAAGATGTTTCTGAGAAATGGTAGTAATATTACTGGGAGAATCATTTATTTCGCCATCAGTGAATACAAAAAACTCTTTCTCAGTATTTGGTAGAAAATTAGATTCTATATTTTCCCAATACTTTGGAAGAAAATCAATATACTTACTAGTTCCAATAAAACATACTGCAACCTTATTTTTATTTTTGTTTATAATTTTTTCCATTGCAGGAACATAGTATTTTTCAACTACATTCAACCATTTAAATGTTTTTGCATACTCAAAAATCTCCTTCCTATTCTCCACAGAATAATTTCTATTCTTAATAATTTCAGATTCTAGGAATACCATATCTGTGATCTTATCCTCAGGAATCACAGTGATAAAATCCTTACTTACATCAAGATTAGCTGCTGCCCATTCACTCACAACGACACCTAGACCGGCAGCAAATGCTTCAAGACATACTAGAGGATGTGCTTCACCATCACTTAGAAGAACTAGATTACCATAGTCAGTGAGTTCATTATAGAGTTTATCTTTAGACCATTCTTGCAACCATCTCTTACTGACATCAAATCTAGAATCAGAGTTATTGCCAGCAAACCACAAACTATCAATTCCTTGGAACAGATACTGTCTCTTGCGGTAATCAATCTTAGCAAGATAGATTGATCTATGTGGATACTCTGCTTTCTCTGTTTTTCTAAACAAATCAAGATTTACACCGTTAGGAGTAACGAAAAGATTTTCATCTTTAAATCCCATCATACTTCTGTAAGTATCTTTAATACCTTGAGACAAACAGAACACATTTGGTTTTATTTTTTCAAACTTTTCAGCAACTCTAGGTCCATAATAATCCCATTTATTTGGTTGTTCCAAGTACCCAAAATGACTTGTGATTGCACAAGGATATCTAATGTGAGGAACTAATTCAACAAAATCATCGTATTGAACATGAACAAAGTCAGGATCAAAAGAATCAATCTCTTTTAAAATATCATTTGGGTTTGGTGTATTAACAACTAATACTTCATGACCCAATTTTTCGAAAGCTAGTTTTTGATCCCAAATAAGAATCTCAACAGCACCCCATCCTGTAGGAGGGATGGGCATAATACCTGGTCCAACAATTGCTACTTTCATTTCTTCACTTTCCAAATAGATAAACTCTCACGCCAATGTCTATAGAAGTTATTATACTGACTTGATGCTTTCAAAAATACCTCTGTCTTTTCTTCATCAAGTTCAAATCCCCACCCATCCATTAACTTTTTCACATCATCAAAATATAAACAACTAACATGTTGTGGAGGAGCATCTACATGGTCTGGATAAACACTGCTCCATGTTAAAATAAGATACTGTTTAGTAATTTTTTTGATATTATCCAAAAAGATATCAAGAAACTTAGGGTCAATATGTTCAGCAACTTCCGTGCAATTTACAAGGTCAAATGAGATGTCTTCTTCAATCTTATCGCGGATATCAAAAATATTAATACAATCTTTTACATGTTCACTTGCATTATCTTTATGATATTGGAAATTTTCTATACCACAAGAATTGCATTCATTGAGCATATTATGCACTAAATGTCCTGTTGCACATCCAACATCACAGAAAGTATTAATATGATCCAGATTAAATGTTGCCTTTACACATTGATAATACTCATCGTATGGTCTAGTATCAATTCGCACCTCTTCATTTTCTGTGTATATTTTTGCTACATCAATCTTACCATATTCGGTAAAAGAAATCTTAGGATTTCGGTCAAGAATAAAATTATCAATATGAGAATGTCTCTTTCCTATAATATCAGAAATTCTTTCATTCCAAGACAGTTTTTCTTTATAAAAATTTTCAATCATCAATTTCTCTCCAATAAAATGTGCTTACCTTTTCTTTCATACCCAAGATAATCCATACTCTCATATAGATGATACTCATCAATTTGATAGTTAGTCCAGTCACCAAAATAAGGTCGTCCTATATCAATTATACCAGCGGTGGCGTCAATTCCAGTACCTATATCAAGGAATACCGCGTCCGTGTATTTCTTCAATCTATGTATAAGGCCAGATTTGACGTGTCCCATTCCCATCAGAAAAATTTTTGAACTTGATTTTTCAAGTTGTTCTCCAACCATTGCCTCAGTTGCATCCAAATCATCACATGCAAATTTCTGTGGTAAAGAGATGTAATCTTCAAATTGCTCTAGACCAAGATACTCTTGGTATTGTTCCGCTCCCATCAATTCACTTACCAAATTCATCTTGGTACTTGCGCCCATGAGTCCAATTTTTCCAGCAAATGTTTCAAAGAACCATTTGTTTGCAATCAATGCATAACCATACTCAGCAGGATAATGAATCTTTTGATTTGGAATCACTTCTCTAAAGAACTGTCTATTGTGTGTATAGATCTCACAGGTATAATAATCACAGAGTTTAGCACCATCAACAAACTGTGGATGATTAATTTCACTGTAGGATTTGTTAAGAGCTCTTCTTCCAGGCGTTGCACTTCCAGATGCAATTCCTCTCAGAAACCAATAATCACCATCACCAAATTTGTAAAAAGTTTTACTCTCTCCTCTATCCACAAGATCAATCAGAAGATTTTTAAAATCAACTAAATGCTCCTGAAATTTTGGATAGCATTCTTGCTTTTCAAAAAAAGGTTCAGTGTCAATATTAATACATCCATCAATTTTATACTGATCAAGGAACCTTTCTGGATATCGTATGTTCACGTAATCTGGAATTTCAGTCATTGCTATATCTCATTAATTCAAAGTAACTTCCAAGTTTTAGTTTAGTTTTTGTTGTAACAGTTTCTCTAATATCATCTTCTCGATAAAGATTATATGGGAGGATTCTAAAATCAACACTAAATCTAGTCATCCCCGTGGTATTAATTTTATTACCATGTTTCAAATTAGATCCATTCCAAATGTAATACTCTCCATATTCAGCGTTCATGGGTTTGTAATCACCTAGATTCTCTTTTGATTCCACCCAAATGGTAGAACTATCCTTTGCTGGTGTGATTGGTAAAAATATATTGACTTCATAAGGACTATGACTATAGGATTTATCCTTATGAAACTCTGCCACAGAAATGTTATTGGGGACTTGTGCTCTAAAAGTTGGTATCTTTTGGTACAAAATATCTTCTTTGAAAAGGGGTAGAATTTGTTCTTCTAAAAATTTAGTGTACACATTTAAAAAATTAGATTCCCTTACTTTACTATAGAATCTTTTGTGTAATTTTGTGCGTTGATCTGTATTGAACGTGAGCTTTTTAAAATTACAATCTTCCCACTTGTGAATATATTCTAGATTATAACTCTGGAACATCTCTTCAATTTCAAATCGAAACTTATACTTCTCTTTATCAAAAGAAAACTTTTTGCCCAATTCCATCACCAACCATCCTTAATACAATCTACTATATATTGTCTGTCCTCTGGTGTCACCCACCATCCAACAGGAATACAAATCATTTCTTTTACCAATTTATCTAGGTTAGGAAGATCCGTTTTAAATTCAGACATACATGAATGAATATCGTTTCGTTCATGAACCCTACTTACCATAATATTACATTCCTTCATCTTGTTCATGAAGTCTTGCTGCCTTTCAACTTTCATCGTGTATATCCAGTAGGATGATTGACGATCAGACTTATTTTCAAGAAGAGTTACACCAGGAACATCTATCAACTCTTGATTATAGAAGTTGGCATTGTTAATGGTGGTATTAATATTTAACTTTACTCCAGGTAAATTATTAATACCAATGGTAGCATTGATATCATTCATATGGAACTTAAATCCATACTCTGAAATGTCACTCTCACACCTAAAATCTTTACGATTATCTTCTCGATCAATTCCATACCAACGGAGTAGTTTTGCTCTCTTCACTTGGTTTTCATAAGGGAAGATAGCACATCCACCATCACCTGTGGTTAAATGTTTGATTGCTTGGAAACTGAATGTGCAGATATTTCCATAGTTACCAATTTTAGATCCTTTATAAGTTGATCCAAAGGCATGAGCACAATCTTCAATAACTGCTGGTCTGAATCCATATAGTTGATATGTTTTTTCTTGAATGTTTCTTAATCTATCTAAGTCAACAGGATAACCTCCCCAATGAACCACCATAATTACTTTAGTGGTTGGAGATATTTTCCTTTCCAAATCATCTAAATCCATATTACAGGTATTTGGATCAACATCAACCCACTTTAACTTCATCCCATTTGCAAGGATTGGCCAATTAGTTGCTGTACAAGTCAAAGGAGTAGTAAGAACTTCATCTTCTGGTCCAATACCATCCCATTCATTTTCAACGAAAGCAACACCATGATATCCTTTGAGATTTTTTTCAGGTCTCTTTAACATATGGAGAGCAATATGTTCAGCAGAAGTAGCAGCATTTGTTGTTACTACATTTGAATTATTAAAGTATCCTTTAAGTAAGGATTCAAATTTTTCTACTTCAGATCCCTGTCCAATAAATCCAGACGTTAAAACTTTTGACACTTCTTCAGGGGTCTCATTTGCCATAAAGACTTTAAAGAGAGGTATGATACTTTCTTTTACTTTCATTTTGAAATCATCGTAATTGATGGATAATCCTCTAACACATCTATTCTAACACTATTGGAATACTTTTGCAATATTGGTTGTATCAAGGGTTTCTGATATTTGACCATCCAATCAACAGAATCTCTGTCAGCAGATCCACCTTCAAGTATCATCATTCCACAAACCTTTGGAAGATAGTTATTAATTGCAAATTCAAATACATCACCATTATTTGCAATATCAATATGAAGAATATCTATTGAATCATCTTCATAGTCATCAACAGAATAATAGAAATTTTTCTTATTAATTAATATATTAGGGTTGTTTTTGTATTTGTTAACTACGAATCCATGGTCTGCTGCATTATAAGGAAAGTCATCAAATAGATCATTAGCCTCTATCAATGCATTCTTAGCATATTCAACAAAACAATCTAATGAATAACCTTCTAGTATTCCAAACTCAACTATCTTCTTTGGATTTAAAGCAAAACAAAGAGATTGAAATACTTTATCATAATTATTTGTTTTATAAGATGATTTAATATTTTGAATATCCACTTCCATAATTCTGGTCATACCATCTCCTAGTGCAATATTTTATATCTGGTTGAAAATCCGTCTCTTTGGTTTCCCAAAAATCTCTCATGCTACTTTCAATAGCAATTCCTCCTCCCTCAAAATTTACAAATTTATCTAAATCAATACTATCAATATACTCTACAAGATCCAACACTTTAGAACCAAAGTAACCAGTTTTAACAGTCGATACATGAGGATTATCCTCATAACAAAAAAGATTTCTAGGACTGTCTAAGAATGATTGAATCATCGAAGCATCATCTAGAATCATTCTGGGTTCATAATGAAAGAAATAATCGTATTCACGTATTTGTTCTTGATACTCTTTCCACATTTCAATATCACCACCTCCATTATTATATCTTCCATAGTTATTTTTTTTCTTAACGTATAAAAAAGTACCTTTTGGAATAGAGTCTAATATTTGTTGCGGAAGACTGTCTTCATTTTCACATGTATTTTCAACAAATACTACATCACAATTAGAAGTATCTACTTTATCAAAAAATACTTTTAGTCCTCTAGAATAATCAGATATTCTTGATTCAACATGGTCTTTTTTCTGAACGTAATCATCTATAAAAATAGCTGCTCTGAGTTCAATAAGTATTGATTTCTTCATAACTGCAACTCTGACATTATTTCATATTGCCTATGAAGATGTGCCTCATTTTTAAATACGGTAAACATATCATCATTATTTTTATAAACATATGCCATGGCAACTTGTTCATTATTAATTAAATTATTTTCTATCATTTTATTAACAAGTACATCATCAATTAAATCACAAAATTTAGAAAGAGACTTAGATCCTCCTCCCCATAATCCAGCCATAACAAATGATCTAGCATCCCACAAATCTTCTATAGTAAATACCTGTTTATTAACTAGATCTGGATAGAATGAAGTCTGAACCTGAATTAATACACTTTCCTTAGAGTCCACCAACGCCTCTATCGCGTCGTTCGATGGATAAGGTTCCGTTACATCAACCTCATGTGGTCCGAAGAATCTAGACAGTCCAGCGTCCATCCACATAAAGTATTCACTATCAAATGGATTATCTTCAATAACTCTCTTCACCCAACCAAACTTTGAATAAATGATTACATTATAAAGACTCAATTTACACTCAATTCTATCAGGAGCACCAATTTTGTTTTTAAAATTAGAATCATCTAAAACTTCTTGGATTCTATCGTTCAGATGATAATAAGGAACTTCTTCAATTGGTTCTGTAATAATTTTTGTTGGCAATCCTTTTCGGTTCTCATCAACAAATTCCTTTAAAGATTCATCAATAAAGATGACCATAGGAGATTTAACTTTTAGCGTTCCTTTAAACCAAGTGAGATACTCATCAAAAGTTCTTCCATCTCCTTTCTTATCACGATTGATATCATAGAGTGCAGTAACAATAGTTGCGGTCATTTCACCTCTTTGTTGATCTGTTCCTTAATCCAATTATAAGTCTTACAAATACCTTCTTCTAGGGTTTGTTTGTAATCCCAACCAAGTTTCTCACAAATCAATTCATTATTTGAGTTTCTTCCACGAACACCAAGTGGTCCATCAATATGAATCTTGGATACATTTTTACCAGCAACCTTGGCAACAGTATCTACCAGTTGATTAATTGTGACCATCTCTTCAGATCCAATATTTACTGGACCCATAAAGTCACTATCCATCAACTTTCTAGTTGCTTCAACGCATTCAGTAACGTACAGGAAGGAACGAGTTTGTGTGCCATCTCCCCACACTTCAATTGCTCCACCCTCCTCTGGAAGGTAGGCGACCTTACGACAGATTGCAGCTGGACTCTTCTCTCTTCCTCCCTGCCATGTTCCTTCAGGTCCAAAAATGTTATGATATCTAGCAATCCTAACAGGAATGCCATGATTACGATTATATGCAAGGAAAAGTCGCTCAGAGAAAAGTTTTTCCCATCCGTATTCTGAGTCTGGTGCTGCTGGGTATGCTGATTCTTCACGGCAATCTGGGTTATCTGGGTCTAACTGATTATACTCAGGATAAA